CTCGCCTTCCAATCGATGACAACTCCTGGTATATGTCGCATTAAGTTGTCATCACCCTGCACGAGCATCTTGATACACTTCTTCGCTTCCGAAACTGACATCCCAGTTTCCTTGCAAAAAATGTAAATGTGCATGAGGGCATTGATAATAGAGTTCATGAGTGATGTCCATGGGTCACCAGACTTTCGAGTGCCTTTCACCCGATACCGTAAACCACTTCCGGTGACGCCGTGTGTCTTCATGTTCTCACGCATGAGGTCAAGAACGACGCGTGGTGCGCCGAACCATTCCGCTATCTCAATTTCCAACTCACACAGATCTTCCGATATAGAGGCGTCGAAAGCTCCGACATCATCCTCAACTATCGAAAAATCAGGAGGGCTGCTTATGTACTCAGCGGCGTCATCAATGTGCACTCCACTGGTGAAGCACACAAAATTCTTTGTGCCCCACCGTTTCTTGATAACACCTTGCAGCGCTGCGAAGAAAGGTCCGGTCGCATTCACGAACTCTTTCTTCCCTCCTTGTATCAATCTGCTCGCTTTGTAGTTACGACCGAGTGGTGTCCGGTAGTTATTGTTTTCTACCTTGACAAACGACTCGCGACGAGTCCACTCATAAAGCTGTCTTGGCGTCAGCTTCATGTCATAACTAAACCCTTCATCGACCATTTGCTTCCAAGCAGTGCGAAGCTGCTCTTTCACTTGGGGCGATGACCCGCAGGCTTTTAGCCACTCATCGTAGTCCATTGGCTTGACTCGTATGCGCCTGCCGAACAATTCTCTCATGTTGGCACGCACAAATCGGCGGAAGTCAGCCATTGTAGCGGGATTTGGCCGGGGCGTTGCTTTCATCACCCTGGCGTATAACGCGGCTTTCTCATTGACATAATTAGGAGCATAGGCTACTGGCTCGTAACCTTCAATGCCCAAGCCATAGAGAATTTGTGCGAAGAGCCTTCGATCACGCTGCATGCGCGCGCGTGGCGGGTCTCTCTTCGGCTCGCGTATTTTGGCACCAACTTTGAGCTCTCGGGGTACTTCGACGTCGCGACCATCTTCAGGTACATTCTCATACCGTCGGACGATGAAGCGACGCCCGCCAACAGCTTTAGCCATCAGCAGTCGTCGTTTACTAACCGCAACATCTGACTCCAGATGCGGCACACGTCCCTGATCAGCATAATAGTTATTAACTGAATGCAGGAACACCGCTACTGGTAGAGGTAAAAGTGTGAATAAGGCATGGGCCGCTGAGCG